CGTTCCCCAGGTACATGAGCAACCGTGCGACCGTCGAGGTGACCGCCTTCTACGGCTACGGCATGGCGATTCCGAAGGCGATTGTCCAGGCATCAACGGTGCTCGGTGCACGCCTGTATCAGCGCCGCAGCTCGCCGCTCGGCTTCCAGGCCGGCCTCGAAGGCGACGCGGTACGTATCTCACGCATCGACCCGGACGTGCGTGCGTTGCTGTCCGGCTATCGCCTGTTGGCCGTGGCGTGAATGTGGCCGACTATGGAGCGATCCGCGACCAGCTCAAGGTCAGGCTTGAGACGGTGAGTGCGTTCGTCGCCGTGTTCGACACACTCCCGGACAGGGTGACCGTGCCCTGCTCGATCGTGCGGCCTGGTTCCCCTGTCGCCGACTACCACCAGGGCATGTCCGGTCAGGGTCTCACGAAATTCAATTTCGAGGTGTTGGCCCTGGCGCAGCGTTGGGAACCGAACGCCGGCCAGGACCTGCTCGACGGCTTCATCTCCGGCTCGGCCGGCGTCGAAGCCGCCATCAGGGGCGATGAGACGCTGGGCGGCGAGGCATCCACCTCGCAAGTCACGAGCTGCACCGCATTCGGTCAAATCCAAGTAGCCGACAGTCTTTTTTGGGGCTGCACATTCAACGTGGAGGTATACGCCACATGACCACCTACAAGATCGTCGGGACCTGCACGGTCGCCGGCGTTGAACCTGGGGGAACCGTCACCGACGACGACCTCGAGGGTTGCAACATCGACGCCCTCATCTCCGGCGGCCACCTGGCCGCACCACCGAAAACCAAAGAAAAGGAAGGCTGATCATGGCCGTATTTTTTAACCAGTCGGTCACCGTCACGGTCAACTCAGTGGACCTGACGGACCATATAACCAGCGTTACCGGGTTCAATGAGACCTGTGCAGATATTTTGACAACTGCGATGTCAGAGACAAATGTGTCCAGAATTGGGGGGATTAAGGACTCCTCGGTTTCCATAGAATTCTTGAACGACTTCGCGGCGTCGAAAGTCTACGCAACCTTGAAGGATCTGCTCGGAACAGCGGTCAACGTGACGATCACGCCGGCGTCGGGCAGCGTGACGGCGACCAACCCGAAGAAGACCGCGTCGTGTCTCATCACCGAGCTGCCCTTCATCGACGGCAGTGTGGGGGATCTCTCGACCGTATCCGTGACATGGCCCGTAACGGGCGCAATCTCGACCGCGACGTCATAGCGCCATGATCGACCTGCACATCAGTGTCGAACTCGAGGACGGCACCTCGTGGACAGTGAAGCCCTCTATTGGGACTTTTGTGAAGTTCGAACGCCAGTTCAAACTGTCGATCCAGGCGCTGTCGAACGGCTCACTGGCCCTCGAGCACCTCGTCTGGCTTGCCTGGGAGCAGGCCAGGCACGAGGGCAAGACCGTGCCGCCGTTCGACCAGTTCATCGAGCAGGTGGGCAATCTGGAGATGGGGAACGACGAAAGCCCTTTATCAGTAGACACTCCCTGACGTACCACCTGGCCGACCTCGCGTTAGCCACCGGGCAGCCGATTACGGCGCTGCTCGAGGCTCCGCCGGAGCTGGTGAAGGCGCTCAGGGCGGCCCACAACGAGAGAGTGAAGGAGGCGAACAGACGTGCCCGTAACGCCCGCCGCTGAACTCGTCTTCTTCGCCAACGGCAAGGCGATGTCCGGTGCCAAGTTTCGAAAGGAACTCGAGGCTGTCGGCGACGAAGCCAACGAAGACCTGAAGAAAGCGAACCTGGAAGGCGTCGAGCAGGTGCTCGCCGAGGCGTTGCGGCGTGTCCCCGTCGGCACACGCACCGACCGGCATCACAAGAGTGGAAGACTCAAAGCGACGATCAAAGGGTCGGCGTCGAAGGTGCGGGGCACGATCCGCGCCGGCACCAAGACCAAGGCCATCTACGCGTGGCCCATCCACTTCGGTTGGGCCGCCAGGAACATCACCCCGAACCCGTTCCTATATGAGGCCCTCGACGCGCGCCGCGACGAGGTGAAAGAGGCCTATGAAGCCCAGATCGCCGAGATAATCGACAAGTACCTGTAATGGCTGCCAAATCGTCCATCAACATAGGCATCACCGGCGATGCGAAAGGCTTCGCCAAGGAACTGAAAAAGGCCGAGAAGTCGACGTCGAAGTTCCAGAAGACGACTTCGAAGGCGTTCGGTGCGCTCAAGATGGCCGGTATCGGCGCAGCGGCCGGCCTCGGTGCAGCGTTCGTCAAGGCGGGCCTCGACTTCGAGGCAATGGAAAACATCCTCATCAAAGGCACCGGGGCTACCGGCCAGGCCCTCGAGGACCTCAAGACCCAGGCGACCGACGTCCTGCGTACCGTCCCCGAGACGGCCGAAGTGGTCGCCGGCGCGATAGCCGACGTCAATACGTTCTTCGGAGCGACCGGCGACCAGCTCGAAGCCACTACGGGCCTGTTCCTCGACTTCGCTCGCATCACCGACATGGACGTCGGCGACGCAATCGCCCGCCTCGACGCCCAGATGACGCAGTTCAACATTCCGCTCGAAGACACCGACGAACTCCTCGGCGACCTGGTGCGCATCTCGCAGGCGACAGGCGCACCGATGGACAACCTCCTCGGCCAGATGGAGAAGTTCGGCCCGATCTTCGCCACGGCTTCGTTTTCGGGTGAGGAAACGGTCGCCATGTTCGGAATGTTGGAGCAGGCCGGCGTCGACGTCACCAAGCTCGGCCCGTCGCTCGAAAAGTTCTTCGGCGACGTAGCGGAGGCCGGCGGCGACCCGCGTCAGGCCTTCGAGGACATGGTTACGCAGATTGCTAGCGCCGAATCGGAAACGGAAGCCCTCGCGCTCGCATCGGAGGCGTTCGGGACCGCCGGCGCACGCATGACGTCGGCCATCCGGTCCGGCAACCTCGAACTCGAGACGTTCGGTGGCCTGATGGGCGAGGGAACCGGCCTCGTAGACGCCCAGGCCGACGCGACCGAAACCCTCTCGGACAAGTTCGCCATTCTCAAAAATGACCTGATGGCGCGCCTCGGTCCGGCCGCCGTGGCAACGATGGAAGCAATCGTCGTCGCCATCGACGCCGTGATCGTCGCCATCGAGGCAACCGTGGCAGCCATTCAAGACTTCGCCGGCTGGTTCGATGAGCACCTGATGCCGATTATCCGGCCGGTTATCAACCTGGTAGTCCGTTGGTTCGAATACCTGTGGGACCAGATCCAAAACGTCGTCGACCTCGTCGTGGCGCTTTTCCAGGGCGATTTTGCGGCCGCGTTTGACGCCCTGAAAGACATCGCCACCACCGCTGTCGACTTTATGGTCGAAACGTTCAAGGATTTGCCCGGTTTGCTGTTCCGCGCTGCCGTGGACGGTCTGTCGCTCTTTGCGAGCCTGGGGAAGCAATTCGGCAAGGCGATGATAAACGGCCTTATCGAGATGTGGAACAAAGCGGACATTAACGTTCCCCGCTTTGATGTGCCCGATTGGATTCCGGGCGTCGGCGGTAAAGGCTTCGGCGGATTCGACCTGCTGCCCGATATCCCGACTCTCGCCGCCGGCGGCATAGTGACCGGGCCGACGTTGGCGGTGCTCGGCGAGGCCGGCCCTGAGGCCATCATTCCGCTCGACCAGGGCGGCGGCCGCATGGGCGGCGCACCGATGACGGTAAACGTGTACCTACCGGTCGGATCGGACGGAGACGCTGTCGTGCGTGCACTCCAGGAGTACGAGGCCCGCAACGGGCCTGTCCCGGTCGGCACCAGGTCCCTGTAATGGCCTGGGCGTATTCGCTCACGTTCGCCCTCGACGCCGGATCAGTCGCCCTGTCCGACGTTGCCGGCTTCTCCTGCACATATGGCAAACGGGCCGAATCGGCTTCGTATTCGGCCGGCACGGCCACCGTCGAGCTGTTCAACAACGACGGCAAGTTCACACCAGGCGGCGGCGGCACCTTCTCGGACGAGAATTGGATAGGGAAGGCGTTTCGCCTGTTCGTGTCCGACTCGGCGAAGGTCTACGCCTATGGGCCGCCGACCGTATTTGCCGGCGTCGTCGAAGACATCGACCTCAAGATCATGTCGACTAAAGAGTCGCGGCTCACGGTGAAGATCATCGACCGCCTGGGGCAGCTGTCGCAGATGATGTTGGGCGACCCCGACGACTCGGGCGGCATCGCGTTCACGGGCGCGAACGTGTCCGCCCAGCTCGACGAAATCATGGACTACCAGTCCGTCGGGCAACACGCCGACGAATGGGTCGTCGTCGATGGCACGAACGTCGGCCGCACGACGCAGACCGGTTTGAAGCATGAAGGGTCCGCCGGCAAGGTCGCGCAACTGCTCGCCCAGACCGACGGCGGCGACGTGTTCTGCCGCCAGGGCCGAATGCTCGACGCGAACTACCAGTTCAACAACCTCTGTTTTCGGCCCCAGGGGACGCCGTCATTCACGACCGCGTTCACATTTGACGACGCCGGCGCAGGTGGCACGTACCTGTTCCGAAACCTCGACGTGCTCGTCGGCGGCGAAACCGTGTGGACGATGGCCCAGTTTCAGCGCCAGGGCGGCGACGAACAAACCGTCAGGGCAGCCGCTTCCCTGGTCACCGCCTACGGGTTGCGCGGCCTACGCCGCACCGGTTTACTAAACGATACCGACGCCGCGACCGCCGACCTGGCTGCCGCCTGGGTCGGCGCACACCAGAAACCATCCGTCCACGTCTCGCAGATCACGACACAGCCGTTACGGCCAGGCGACGGGGACGACCCATTGTTCGACCTGTCGATCATGGACCTGGCGACAGTCAAATACACGACCCCCGGCGGCGGCTCCCAGCAAACCTACGAGGGTGTGGTCATTGGCGTAACTTGGAACATCACACCCGACGCCGCCGTAGGCACCTTTCGGCTAGCCAAAGGCGACGACCTGGCCGCATTCATCCTCAACAGCGC